GGTAGGGATTATGGTAATGCTGTAAGAAATTACGCAAGTATTAATACCTTTATGCAGTCTAAATCTTCATCTTCAGGCGGTGGTGATGCAGGATTCACAACAGGATTAAGTTTCTATACAAATGGCGGCGGCGCAAGCGGCACTAATCCTGAAGAACGTATGCGCATAAACTCATCAGGCAATGTTGGTATTGGTACGACCCCAAGCAATAAGCTAGACATCAAGGGTACTGTAGGATTTGAAGCAACCAACAGCACTAACAAGTGGTTGGCGTACACCTACACCGACAACACCCTGCGATTAAACTATAATGGCTCAGGTGCGGATGAGGTAGTCCTTGACTCATCAGGCAACGTGGGTATTGGTACTAGCAGTCCAGAAAAACGACTTCATATTTTTGATAGCACACAAACAAATCAAACTATTCGATTTGGCAATCCCTCTGTTACCGCACTTGCAGATATAAATTATAGCTCTATTGGTGTGGAACACCTATACATCAGCGTAAAAGGTACGACTACAGGTTACGGAAATATAGTTTTCAGTACTGGCCCCACACCGTCTGAAGCCATGCGCATCGACTCCTCTGGCAATCTTTTGGTGGGGACTACTGCTGTAGTATCCGCTGGCGTTGATGGTATTCAGTTACACAATTCTCTAGGGCAAATATCAACAGGGAGAAGCAGCACTGGAGGGGCAAATCACCATGCCTTTTATAACCCAAATGGCTTGGTTGGGACTATTTCTACTAGTGGTTCTACAACAGCCTACAACACTTCATCAGACCAACGCCTCAAATCCAACATTGAAGACGCTGATGACGCTGGAAGCAAAGTAGACGCTATCCAAGTACGCAAGTTTGATTGGATTGCTGACGGTTCACATCAAGACTACGGCATGATAGCCCAAGAGCTACAGAGCGTTGCACCAGAGGCAGTCACTGGAGACGCTGACTCAGACGAAATGATGGGTGTGGACTACTCAAAGCTAGTCCCAATGCTTGTTAAAGAAATACAATCACTACGCGCCAGAGTTGCGCAACTGGAGAACTAAAATGGCTACATGGACTATCGCAACACTTGAACGAGACTTACAGGGTGACTTGGCTGGAGGCGTTATCGTTGCCCACTGGCGAGTAACTGAAGAAGAAATCGTGGGGGAGGATACTTACACTGCTTCTAGCTACGGAACCTGTGGCTTTACCCCAGACCCTTCCTCTGAAGGATACATTGCCTATGATGATCTAACGGAAGCTGATGTCATTGGCTGGGTTCAGGCTGAGTTAGACCAAGACGCCATTGAAACTGGCTTAACGGCTAACATCAATGAGCAGAAGAACCCAACAACCGCTGATGGTGTGCCTTGGTAATGATGGAGCAAAAGCAAGTGACTCATCAAGATTTAGCTATAGAGGCTTTAGATCGCATAGCTCAACATGAGAAAGAATGTGGTGAGCGTTGGGCAGAGGCAGTAGTTGAACTTAGGGAACTAAGGAAGGCTACTGATGCACATGCTCTGCGTTGGGAGAAACTTGCTTGGCTTGTTGTTGCGTCTGCCGTGACAGCAGCGGTAACGATAGTAACAACAGTAATAGTTTAGAGAGAATATATTATGGTAATGTTAGGTAGTATACCAACAGGAGTAACAGGGTCATCTGTTTCTCCAATAATGACAGGAGGCCCAGCAGGTACAGGCTCAGGTGTTGGAGGATTTCTCAGTAACCTTGGCAATCTTGGTAATGCTGTAGGTGGCTTCCTTGGTGGCACAGGCGGTCAGTTAATTGGTGCTGGTTTAAGCATTGATGAGCTTAACAAGATTACTGACATTGCACAAAGGTCAGCAGCAGAGCAGGCTGCAATAGGTAGAGAAGCACAGGAAGCTAGTGCCTTTAGACCCTTTACAGTATCCACAGGCTTTGGTGGTGTGCAGGCTACTCCTACAGGTGGTTATACTACTACACTGTCTCCTGCTATGGCTGCACAACAACGAGCATTGCAAGGCATTACCAGTGGCTTGCTTGGTGGCATGGGTGGCAGGGGTGCTATGGATGGTCAGACTCTACTCCCCGGTACTCTTACAGAAGATACGATGAGATTTAGGGCTGACCCTAGGGTAGGTATAGCTAGACCACCCGGAACACCAGAGCCTCCTAGAATGTATACTGACCAACTAACAGGTAAAAGGGTTACTCAAGAAGAAGTTGATGCTTTGGGCGGTATGACAACCCCACAAGCTCCTAGAGCCCCTTACGATTTAACAGTAGCAGAAAGAACAGGTTTTTCCGGTATTATGGAGCAGGCTGGCCTATCTCCTGCACAGAGGTTTCAAATCCTCCCACAAACCGGCTTTGGTACAGGCCCTGCTTCTTTTGAAGACTTACTTACAGGAGAAGTTGTTTCACAGGAACAAATGGAGGCTGTACAAGCTCAAGGCCCAGACCCTAGACTTGCAGACCCCACAGCCTTTAGAAACTTAGTTGATGAACGAATACAAAGACAGGGGCAAGATTTACTCACTGCTCAACAAAGAGCTTTAGGCCAACAGCCTTCACAAGCTCCTACAGCCCCTTCTACAGGAGGTTTTGGTGTAGGTATACCAGATGTATCAGGTATCCAGAGACAGGCTCTAGGCGGCGTAGGGGGCTTCCTAACAGGGGCTATGGCTCCTATGGCACAAAGGGAAGCTGATGTATATGAACGCATTAGAGCTACACAGCGGCCTGAAGAACAGCGTGCACAGCTTGCATTAGAAGAACGTCTAGCTGCACAAGGACGCACAGGTTTACGTACAGCACAGTTTGGTGGTTCTCCTGAGCAACTAGCGTTAGCACAAGCACAGGAAGAAGCTAAGGCTAGGGCATCTCTAGGTGCACTAGAGCAAGCACAAGCAGAGCAGTTGCAACAAGCAAAACTTGCTGAAAGTATGTTTGGTCTTGGTGGTAGAGCAGCAGGGTTGCCTCAAGCACTACAAGCAGGACAGTTAGGCAACATTGGCACTGCTATGGAATTACAGTATCTACCTGAGCAACAGTTGTTAGGTACACTTACTCCTGCCCTTAGTATTGCTGACTTAGCTGGTGTAGGTCAACGACAAGGTGCTGGTTATATGTCTCAAGCAGGCATTAGTGGACTAGAGGACATCCTACAAGCAGAGACTGTACGTAGTCAGAACCTACGTGATATTTACTCTACTATCTTAGGCGCACAAGCTAACCAACAAGCAGCTAATACAGCAGCAGCAGGTACAGCAGCTACAAACACTGGTTTGTTTAGTAGTATAGGTAACATTGGCAGCGCCATTGTTGACTTGTTTACATAAGGAATACACATGGGACTTTTAGATAGAATAGGCGCATTTGAGCGTTACAAAGTATCACCTACTCAAGGTACTTCAGGGCTGATGACAGGCGCTGGTAGACCTATGAGTCCCTTTGCACAGCAAGCTGCTAGAAACATTGGTGGTGCGCTTGGGATGGACATGAGGACTCCACAGGAGCGTTTAGGCGAACTTGTAAGTAAAGGCACAGGCACTTTTGAAGAAAAAATGCAGGTAGCTCAAGAGTTAGCTAAGACTGACCCTGTACGGGGCTTACAGCTTATGGAGTCTTTTAAGGCTGAAGAAGCTAAAAAGCAACTTAAAGCTGCTGACAATGAAAGACAGCAAAGATTTAGAACATCTCTGATTAGTCGTAATGAAGCTATTGGCGGTAGTGAAGCGCGTGCTGATACTATTGCTGACGCTACTCCTGAGATGCTTCTGGACATACGTAAGGAAATTCTTTCAGAGGAACGTGAAGCTGCTTTAAAGAACAGAGGAAAACAAGGAAGATTTGCTGTGGGTAAAGCAGCAGGGCTTACTGAAGACCAGATTAGACAGTACAGTGGACTAGAGGACGAGCAATTTGCTAAAGTTATCTCAGCACAAGAAGCTGATGATGTTATGATGAAGAATGCTCAAGGAAACTTAGCTACTTACCGTGTTAATAAATTTGGCATGGTTAATGTAGTAGACCCTGAAACAGGCGTTAATAAATGGGCTAGAGCAGAAGACTTAGGTTTACTACAAGCTCCTAAAGAAACTAGAGCATTGAATCAAGCTGGTGAACTAAGCTCTGCATTAACCAAAGCAGGAGTTACTTCTTTTGTAGACTTGACTGGCCAAGCAAGAACAGCTAACAGTACCTTAGTAACAAATGAAGAAGGTAGAAAGATACTTGACGAAGGTGTGTTTGTAGGGTCTTTGCTTGCTGCCCCAGTTAACGAAGTTCTTTTAGTAGCTAAGGCATTTGGCGCTGAAGGTGAGGCCGTTGAGAACGCTGAAAATGCTCAACGCTTTATGGCAACTAGAGTTGTAGAAATAGGTAACGCTATTAAAATGTTCGGTTCAGGTACCGGCTTGTCAGATAAAGACGCTGCTTTAGCTGCATCGGCAGCCGCTGGTAAAATGGACTTAACTGAAGAAAACATTAGAGAACTTATGAGAATATCTGATGAAGCTGCACGTAAGAAGCTGGATATACATAAACAAGTGTACGATAGCTACTCTGAAACAGCTACTCCTTCGTCCTTAGCAGCCTTTAAGGTAGAGCCTTTTGCCCCTACTGGGCCAATATCTCTTAATTCTACAGCAGCAGGGTTTATCCCACAATAAGGTTAGACAATGGCTTACACACAAGCACAGTTAGAGCAAGGTATTAAAAATGCTATTGCAGCAGGTGATAATAAATCTGCAAATGAGATTGCAGACCTGTTGGACGCTCAGTTTCCTGATAGACAGCCTTTAGCGCCTGTAACTGACATTACTCCACAACCTGAGTCTACTTTACTAGAAAGAGCAGGTGAGGTAATACAGCGCAGAGGTGCAGGTATAGAAGAAACATTAGATAGGCCACTAGCCCTAGGATTACCTCAAGAAGGTGCTTTAGGCGTTGGTGAGAAACTTGTTAGGACTCTGGGAGATGTAGCGGGGGGTGTCGGTGAGATAGCTGGCGATGCTATTATGACAGGTATTTCCTATTTAACTCCTGATTTAGCTAAAGAAGCAGTAGATGATGCGTTTAACTATGTATCCCAAACTGAGGCTGGTAAAGAAGGACTTAGATTAGCTAGTTTATCAGCAGATAAATACAAAGGGTGGGCTGACGCTAACCCAGACGATGCTAAGTTACTTGAGTCTTACTTTAACATAGGAGCCTTGATAGCTCCTCCTACTAAAATTAAAGCTCCTGTTTTAGATGTAGCTGAGACTTTAGAAGACACAGGTGGCAATCTAATTAAAAGCGGCAGAAGTAAAATTAGAGGTGAAGAAAGAGACATTATCACAGCTATGTTAGAGCCTGATGCTAAACACCTTACAGGGGAAGACTTTGATGTTTCTGAGATTACACAGAAAATAACTTATAATCCACAAAGCCCTTACACTCAAGAAACTATTGACATAGTTACTGACAGTGGCATTGTTAAGCCCAAGAAAACTTATACTTATAACTCTAAGAAACTAGGGGAAGCCGCTAAAAGAGAAAGAAACATTTTAGAAGCTAGATTGGCTAAAGAAGATGTTATCCTGAATAAAGCTAATGTCCTACGGGAAGTAGAGACTAAAGCTCAACAGTTTCTTGATGAAGCTCAAAGAACTATAGGGGACGAAACTAAACTCAAGCAGGTTAACTCAATCTTTGGAGAAGCAGTTAGACAGATCCAGAACAGTGATGGTAGTTTATTAGGGCTATTAGAGGCTAGGCGGGGCGTAGATAAGTTTACAAGATCGTATGACGGTAAAGTAGACTACACTACACAAAACTCTTTAGCCACAGCTTCCAGATCCGTCCGTAATGCTATGAATGAGATAATTGAAAGAGAAGCTAAAAACACTGAAGTAGCTAGGAGTTTAAGAAAACAGGCGGCTTTTTTAGATGCTGCTAAGACATTAAATAAAAAGATTAATAAAGACGGAAGGACTGTTTTAGCTAGACTAGCAAAAGTAGCTGGTAATTATATGCCTAGAACGCCTTTAGCTCAAGCTGCAACCGCTTCAGCAGCTACGGGATTGGTAACACAATACTGGCCTTTAATGACACTAGGGGCTGTTACAGGATTAGTATATGGCGGAACCAAGGCTGCTCTATCAGGGCAGTCTAGGGAGCTTCTAGGTAAGATAATCGCTGACACAGGCACAGCTATTAAGAAGGCTGAGAAGATGGGACACTTAGATGCTGTAGAGCAGATGAAGGCAGATAGATTAGTTCTTGTATCTTTGCTAAATGAAAGTCCAACAGAAGAACCAGAAGACTGAGAAAAGGGGGCATTGCGCCCCCAAGTCTACTCAAGCTACATTAGAAAACTTGACCTTCCCTACGTCACCACGTAAGCCAGCCTTCATGTAGGTAGTTGCACGCCCTTCAAAGAAGTTCTGATGCTCTACACCTAACACATCGTCAAGCCAGTTTAGTGGGTTGTCCTTCACCTCGTAGTTGGGCTTCAAGCCTAGCTGTAGTAGCCTACGGTCAGCAATGTACCTGATGTACTCTTGCATCTCAGACTTAGTCAGGCCCGGTATATCACCCTGCTCAAACACCAAGTCCAAGAACCTATCCTCTAGGTCAACCATCTCACGACATGCCTGATAGATCTCAGCCTTGAAGTCATCAGTCCACAAGTCAATGTTCTCCTGCATAAACTCCCTGAATAGCTTTGTCATTGCCTCTACGTGCATGGACTCATCACGTATACTGTACGTAATGATCTGTCCCATGCCCTTCATCTTACCAAACCTTGGGAAGTTCAACAGGATGATGAAGCTGCTAAAGAGTTGTAGACCTTCAGTAAAGCCTGAGTAGATAGCCAGTGCCTTAGCAATGGACTTCTTGTCGCCCTTAGTGACCTTCACAGCGTTGATGTACTCATGCTTGTCAGCCATAGCCTCGTACTCTGAGAACGCCTTATACTCCACCTCTGGCATCCCTACGGTGTCCAGTAGTAGGCTGTAGGCGTGTTGGTGTATGGACTCCATGTTAGCAAAGCTAGACATCATCATACGTGCTTCAGGCTTCTTGAAGATACGCATGTATCTATCAACGTACCCAGCACCTACGTCTACATCAGACTGTGTAAACAGACGGAAGATCTGAGTCAGTAGGTTCTTCTCTTCATCAGTCATTGTCTGCCAATCTTTAACGTCATTGTGCAGAGGTACATCCTCTGGAAACCAGTGCATCTGGTTCTGTTGTGAGTAGTAGTCAAACATCCAAGGATGGTCAAACGGTTTGTAGTAATCTCTAGTATCTAGTAAGCTCAAGCTGCATCTCCTTCTTTGATAAAGACACCATGTGTATTCATGTGTCCCTTCCTGTCTTTAATATCATTGTACGCTACCTTCAGGCATTCCTCAAGGGTCGTATCATTCATAATGGCTAGGTTGTTTAGTACCACCAAGCAGTCACCAATGTCATCAGTAACATCACGCTCCTTGGCTACGTTGTCCCCTAGCTCACCTACCTCTGACACAAGTTTAGCAAACTGTGCCAAGGGTGTACTGTTGTTGATTATACCCCGCTGCATAGACCATACGCTAATCAGGTGTATAAGTTCATCGCTCATTCTTTTTGTTCTCCAAGTGTTCTTCAAGCAGTCTAGTCAAACCTATGTCAAGTAGTAGCTGTACTGCTTTAGAGTCTAAGTCTAGTTCCATGTTAGCAGAGCCATCCTCATTCTCTATGACTTCCTTAACAACTATCTTAGGCAAGTCATCAATCATCTATCTCATGCCCTGCTGTAATGACTGCATGTTTGAATACCTCCAGTAGGTAGATAGTCTCACGTAAGTCCATAGACGTTGTAGCTTTAGCTGTTAGCTGCTCCTCTGGAGTCCAGCCAATTACCAGTACATGCTCAAAGTCCCCTTTACAATCCTCCAGTACTTCATCAGCAGTAGCTTGTGTAGGCATTAGGTTAATTACGTTACTCATTAAAATGTGTCTCCAATACAATCAGCTTGTCTTCTGCTTCAGCAATCTTAGCAACTAAGGTGTCCATAGTCTCAATCAAGTTACCATGCTCACCTACGCCTACAGGATTGTCTAGGTAGTTCTGCACCTCTGCCTTGTACACATCTATCTCAGCGTTGTACAGGCGCTTCATGGCTTTAATCTTAGGATCTATCACTGTATCCATCCTCCAGTAATTCTTTGTACTTGTTTAGGTACTCTTTGTAACTCAAGGGTGCCTCCTCCTGTTTAATCTTATTGCTCATGTAGCTAGACCACATCTGCATACAGTAGTTACTAAACAACATGATCTTGTCATCCTGTTCCTTATAGTATACCAGATAGTCATGCCAGTTGGTATACTTTTTTAGCTCAGGTATGTAAAACTTAGCTCTGTACGCTGGGTGGTCATCCTTCACAGCTTAGACACTCCCCGTCCTCTAGGTTGATTCTAGGTATCTTGATGTTAACATTCTCTGTATTTCTAGCTGCTGTAGAGCGCAGGTAATACATAGATTTGAGTTTGTTAGCTCCTGTCCAATGTACACTGTTAACATACTCCAGATACTCATCATGTACCTCCTGTGGTGCTGTAGCTGGTGGTGGCTCAAAGAATAAGTTTACTGACTGTGCTTGGCAGACGTACTTCTGTCGCTGGTAGGCATGTTCAATGATCCAGATCTGATTGAGTTCTGGTGCTGTCTTAAATACTTCCTTCTCTTCTTCCGTGAGTTCCTCCAAGTCTTTAACAGAGCCTTCATCAGCAGCAATATCTTTCCACGTTTTCTCTGTGTTAATACCTTTGGTTTCAAGTAGTTGCTCCAAGTACTTATTCTTTACTTTGTATGACCCTGTCAGCGTCTTGTGCGTAAATACGTTAGCCCTTGTAGGCTCAATACTAGGGCTTGTTCCACCACATATAATACTAGAACTAGCATTAGGGGCAATAGCAAGCAGATGGGAATTACGCAGGCCACTACGAGCCATGTCAGGAGCCTCCCCACGGTCTCCAGCCAGACGCCGGGAAGCCATCGTAGCTCTGTCTTTGATTGTTTTAAACGCTCTATTGTTAAAGCTGGAGGCGTACATTCCTTCAAAAGGGATTCCATTACGTTGAAGGTAACTATGAAAACCCATCGCTCCAAGACCAACCGCACGTTCTCTATATGCACTATAAGCGGCTTTTGTAAACCCTGTTTTATCTGGTTCCACATTCTCTAAAAACTCCCGTCTGCTCATGCCAGTCTTGGGATAGCTATGGCTACCACCTGTGGCGTTATCAATGAAGTGTTCAATGGTATTGTCAAGCATTGTAATGAGATCATCAATAAACAGTTCATCGTCCTTCCATTCATCAAAGTACTCTAGGTTGACACTAGACAAGCAACACACTGCTGTGCGTGACTCACTGGTCGGTAGGGTAATCTCAGAGCATAGGTTACTCTGGCGTACCTGTAGCCCTAGCTCCTTCTGTTCCTCCGGTAGAGCCTCATTACAGCGGTCTAGGTTAACAATGTAAGGTTCACCTGTCTCTGCTCTGGTGTGCACTAGCTGCCACCACAAGTCCCTAGCGGATACAGTCTTGACTGCCTGCTTAGACTTAGGGTCAATCAAGCGCCACTGGTCATCATTCTTCACAGACTGTAGAAACTCATCTGTTACTGTGATACCGTTGTGTAAGTTAAGACACTTACGATTTAGATCACCACCAGTAGTCTTACGCATAGCAATGAACTCTTCAACCTCTGGGTGGCTGATGTCCATGTACGCTGCATAAGACCCCCTACGAGTTACACCTTGGTTAAAGGCTAGCATCTGGCTGTCCACTACGTGCATGAAAGGGATACTACCAGTAGACTGACTGCCGTTAGCAGTAGAAACGCCATTACTTCTAACATCACCCCAATATCCGCCCAAGCCTCCACCTCCACTTGCCAGCCATATGTTCTCATCATAGTGGTCAGATAAACCACGCCTTGAGTCAGGAACATAATTGAGAAAACAGCTAATAGGGAGGCCACGTGTGGTTCCCCCGTTACTAAGTATAGGAGTGCTAAAACCGAACCAACTCTTGCTTGCGTAGTTGTAAAGTCGCTGTGCAAGATCGTAGTCAGTAGCGCCTTGATACGTTGCACCGTAGACGGACGCTCTGGCAAAGGCTTCTTGGGCATGTGTCTCATCTCCCCACAAGTATCTGTCCTTCAGTGTCTCTAGTGAGAACACATTAAGGTCTTCATCTCTGTCGTAGTCAATCTGGATACCTAGGTAATCCTGTAGTCCTGTCTTATTTGTCACCCGGATGCTCCAGCAAATAGTTAATCATTCTTTCTTCGTACCACCTAGCTTTACGTAGGTCTTCAATAGGTTTGCCTTTGTATCTAAAGCGCCACATGTACTTCAGGGCATTGCCACGTAGGTAGCCAATGTACTCATCATGTGTAAGCATACCTTGGATAGCATCAATACACTCCATGCCACCATTGTTGTAATGCTCTGGTCGGTTTACTGCGTCGTAACTCTTAACCATAGCTTCCTCAGAGAACACTGGATGTTCATTGGGTGCGTTGTCATCGTCATAGATACGGTTCCAAGCCTCAGCTATACTAGCTTTACTGTTGCGTAGTCTATCCCATTCCTCTGGTGTTGCGTTATCAATACTCATCTTGTTCTACCTCTGATTCATCTTCGTCTACAGCTTCCTCAAAGTCCTGTAGGCGGGTAATAAATTTATCTTCAAACCTGTCCAGTAGTTCCTCAGATGTAATGTCCAAGGCTTCCAGCAAGTCTTCAGGGTCATAGCGTTTAAGGATACGCTCTATTACTTCATCCATTGTTAGTGACATGGTCTACATACTCATCCACTGTGTAAAATTCAAAACCTTCTTTATGGCACCACTGGCCCATAGTAATCTTAGAACCCTTCCTGACCTTCTTGTTTGGGTCTGACAGGACAAAGATTAACTTTATGGGTGCAATACTGTCACGTATTGACGTATACTTCTGGGTGTCTCCTGCTCTAAAGAAACCTTTAGTTTCTATGTAGTCTCCTGTCTTCTTATCTACAAAGTCTGGCTTGTACTTCCTGTGCATCACGTAGGGTACATCATATGGCTCATACAAGTACCTACGTTTAGGTGCTGACTGTGCAAATCGTTTCTCTAGTCCAGACCTGTAGATGCTCTGCTTACGTGATCTCTTGGACTTTAGGCTCATTAGCCACCTCCGTTAAGTATCTTGGCCCTGTGGAGTACAGGAATGTACGTAGCTTAGGATAACAAGCATGTTTGAAGTGGCAGTAGGAGCAGCCCATAGCCAGCTTCTTGTTACCCGACTTACCATCAGGTACTGTATCATGACACAAGGGTGGAGGCTCTTTAGTTTCCACCATCTGCTTAACGTGTTTAATGCGATCCGTTATATCTTCCTTCAGAACCTCATAGACAGGAGCCTGTGTATCCTCTAGGTCATACTTCAGATAAGTCAAGTGACCATTAGCTTTGTCCATAGCGAGCCAGCCTACCTGTGTTTCACCTTCAGACTTAGCGTATCCTTTGATTTGGTCTATGTACCCAAAGGGGTCATCAAATGCAAGTGTAGCATCCTTGAACTTCTTGAAGCCATAAGTGCTGGCAGACTTAACGTCAGTCACTATGCCATCAATTTTACAGTCCATGCTACCTGAGATACCTTCTACGGTTGCCTGTGCCTGCTCATGTGTCACTGTATGGCCTGCTAGTCTAGCAAACAATAGCAACATCTCCTCAATCAAATGACCGTACATGAACTTCACAAGAGTGTGAGGCTGCATCTTCTCCTTTGGCCCTACATTGTTGTAATGGTTCCACA